GGCTATAGGTCTTATATTAGTATTAACAAAAGGAGACAAAGATATGAAAACAGTTTATTTAGTAACAGGTTCAGAAGATGGCGTAACCGGCATCTTCAGCAGCAAAGCAAAAGCTTTTGTATCAGCTAAAGCTTATTGCAAAATCGAAACTGACGATCAGTACAACGAAATGCTAAATGAAATGGATGAGCGTCGTCAATCCCTTAATATTGAATTTACACCTTGCACTGGCATTTGGTTCTTCGAAGAAGCCAACTTTGGTGTAACAGCAACCGTATCAAAAGAATATGTGGAATAAGGAGTATACCATGCAGATCTCAAACCGTCAAATAAAATCAGAATTGCTTACAAGAATGCAATCTTCTTTCAATTCGTTCCGATCAAACCTAAGTGTATTAGTAGCTGTTGATGCACAGGACTATGATTTGAATGATCAGATAACCACTCTCTATAGTCTGGCTTCGAAGTTAGAAGAATGTCTAGATCGATGCCGCATTAAAAATGGCGATCCTGTAAATGAAGAATGTGAGAACTTCATAGAAGAGCTTACGCGTGAATTGGAAGAAGCAGACGCAGCAGCAGTTTCCTAATGGGGTGGGACGATTTGGCGTATTTACTTTTCGTCCCAAAACACTTATATTAGTATTATCAACAAGGAGACTTATATGCTTACAGAAACTCAAATGGCCGATCGCCTCGCTCTTATTAAAGATGTTGCTGACCGTCGCAATCGTGTAAAAAAGATTGCAGCCAAAGGCAAAGCGGTAAAACGCTATTCCAGCAAGCACGTTGCAACCCGCAAGCCTACTCAGAACCTTACTGAAAAGTATGATGGCCAATCTGAATTGCACTATACTGATGCTTCGAAATATGCCAAAGAGTTCTATGGCGAGCGTTATCATCAAACCACTCGTTTCGACAATGACTGGGGTGATTATTAATGTCTGATACTGCTCATCTCGAAATGAAATTACACGCTCTCAGTGATAAGATTGGGAAGGTGAAACATGACGTGGCTAAATTGCAGGATCGAATTGACCGCATTGACGTTGAGAAACTACGGCAGGCTCTCAAAACAATTGAAGAAAGTGAAACCTGAATGGGCTACAGCAATATGAGTAGTATCACTCTGCAGAAACTTTTTGTGCTTGAGGATGAGATACAATTGTTTCGGGTCTTTCCTGAAAAGGCCGACAGTCATCCAGAAGTCATCGAATGGCTTCATGCACGTGTTAAGGAATTAAAAGAGGAGAGAAAAGAATGAGTTATCATGACGCACTTCAATTGGTGAACAAGATTGAAGTCATGTTGGAAAAAGCTAATCAGCTTTTATTTGAAGAAGGTCGTCTTACTGGAAGTGAAGAAAAACATTTGCAAGACGATGTTCGCGCCCTCGCGGGTGACATCTATAACGATAAAGGAGATCGTAATGAATCGCAGTGATATGTTCAATCAGTTACACAATGGAGTGTGTGACGTTAAATTCATCAAAGCCAGCGGCGCTAGCCGTCGGATGAAGTGTACTTTGCAAAAGGAATTAATTCCTGCTGCATCGAAATCTGATCCTATGAGCCAGAAGAAGGTTCGGGCAATCAATGAAGAAGTTCTTCCAGTTTGGGATATTGAAGCCCGAGGGTGGAGATCCTTCCGTGTTGATTCAGTAAAATTGTTTAATGGACCTACCATGGTCATGGACTCGGCTGCATAAATATAGTCGAGGAGAAATAAATGGTAGACCCAATCTATTTACTACTTGGCGGATGTTCATTTTGTGCATTCATGCTAGGTTATAATTGGTCTCGAATGCGTGAAGCTACAATCATCGAAAGGTGTCTTGAGTATCTTATTAAAGAAAGATATGTTCGTAGCTTCACAAATTCGAAAGGTGAAACAGAATTAAAAAAGATCCATGAAAAATAGGGGTGTGACATTATGTGGCATTTACCCTATTCATTTAAAATGGTAGAATGATCTATATTAATTTTACCCAGGAGGTACTACATGGCTACAGTTCGTCGAAATACCAAAAACACCAGAAAGAAAAAGAAAGCTCCACTACCACGCAAACCGCGTACTGGTATTGGTGCAGCACCTACTGAGAACTTTCTTGGCTTCTCAGATTACTTTCGTGTGGATATGACACGTGGTGATATGGCAGGTGTGCTTCGTAACTACGTTCGACAGAACTATAAAGGTGAAGAGCAGAAGCTTCTTCTCTCTGCGCCAGAGTATATGTACACCTCTAAGTATGGTACAGCAGCATCGATCGCCTGGAAAGATCTTGGTAAAGAACATCCTGCGAGATGGAACCATCAAGGATGTGTAAAGATCTGGATCGATGAGGTTCGAGATCGAGCTTTGGCAAAGCTCGCAAAGAAAGATGATAGCGATAAGCCCAAGACACTAACAGTTTCCCCGATGGAACGGGTTAAACAAATTACATCTGACTTTATTGGTAGGATCGAAGAGTATGTCGATACCTGGCAAGATCATTTGCAATTTGATATGTACAAAGAAATGCAACTTGCGGATCTAAACTCATTCACTGCTTCCTCAGTGTTAAAGTACTACAGTCCGCAAAGAGATGAAGTGCATGAACTCGTCCACAAGAAAACGCCAGATCTTCTTGAAGGTTATGCTCATCTGAGTGTACCTCAGCGAAAGAAGTATTTGGCGTTCTTTGATTCTCTTGTTACCGATATTGAAAGATATGTTGCAAGCAAGAAAGCTTCACGTAAGGTTTCGAAACCACGTATTAAGTCTGCAGATCGACAGGTTTCTAAAGTCAACTACTGTAAAGATAGTACAGAGCATAAGCTCACATCGATCAATCCAATGGTTATTGTTGGATCACGTCGACTATATACATTCCATGTCAAAGAGCGTATGCTTACAGAATTTGTTACCCAATCAGCCAATGGCTTTGAGATCTCTGGGACTACTATTAAGAACTATGATCAGGTCAACTCTCGATCAGTTCGACTTCGTAAGCCAGAAGAGATGCTTGGTATATTCCAGACAAAGACACCAAAGCAAATTGATAAATACTGGGAAACGTTGACTACGGTCACTGTCAAACCAACCGGTCGTATTAATAAAGATATGGTTCTTTTAAGGGTAATGGATATATGAAAGTAGATTTTTTGAATAGAGCAGGATTCACCAAGTTAGTTGAAACAGCAGTGCGTGATTCCAAAATGAGTTACATGGATGCTATGGTAGAGATATGTGAAAGGAACAACATTGATCCTGAGGATGTAAAGAAATTTGTAGGTGCGCCACTCCAATCAAAGTTAGAAGTGGAAGCTATGCAGCTGAACTTATTACCTCGTAAGGCAGTGCTTGAATTTGATTAACAAACGAACACAAGAGTTATCGCTTTTATCAAAAGATGACATAGACAATCTTGCTGCGCATTTTGACAACAGCAAACCTTACGATACAAAGAATGGTATGAAGAAGACGGATCCGTCCTTCGGTAAAAATCTTATTGAGTCTATTGTAAATCTGGATGAATATCAATGGATCGGCGGTAACTTCTATGAGCACGAGCATCCATATTTCCCACATGTTGATCGGCAAAGCAGTGTCGAAGGTAACATGATGGTAATGGTTATACCCATTCGGTATACTGGAAGAATGCCAAATCTTGTTATCTTCGATCAGGAATATTTCGATGGGGCTTACACCTGGATGATGGATTGGAAACCGTCGGAAGACTCACAGATCTCAAAATTCGATACGAACAAATTTGGCAAGGAGAATTATCCTGCGCTAAGTAATATTACAAACAAGACTGGTAAGCCTATTGAAGATAAAATTGCCAATCAGCTTGACATGTATCCAAAAGAAATGCTTCATAGTCTATCAGGTAAATTACATTCCTTCCGACCTGGTAATGTTATTATGTTTGACGGTGCCAGAATCCATGCCACTTCAAAACTTGAAGGACCAAAGCTTGGTCTAACCCTAAGGTACTCTAAAAAGTGAAATTCTATATTACTGGAACAAAACGTGGCTTAGGTAAACACCTAGCAGAGAAACACGATTGCGTAAATTCGTTAAGAGAGTGTGACGTCTTTATTAACTGCAAGCACGATGGCTTCTATCAAGTAGAAATGCTTTACGAAGCTGCAAGTCAAAAGAAAAGAATTATAAACATTGGATCCTCGAGTTCAGACTGGACCAAAGGATACAAGAAGACATTCCGATATGGTATCGAAAAGAAAACACTGCGTGATGTAAACGATCAGTTGTTTTGGGAAGGTGTAGATACTACTATCATTAATTTTGGTTTCTTCGATAGCCCAAGAGTGGTACACGTCGATCGAAACAAAATGTCAATCGAGTACTGTTCATCAGTTATTGATTGGATCCTTGACCAACCACATCGAGTTAAGGAAATCACTGTAACCCCATAATAGGGGTTTACGAACACATAAATATGTGTTACTATACACAATGCAACACTTCAGACATACAAGGAAAACATACAATGTCATTCGCAGCACTAAAATCAAACTCCGCCTCAATCGACAAACTTGTCAATGCAGCAACTGCAGTTGGTGGCGATACTAAATCCTACAAAGACGAACGCATGTGGAAACCAACCATCGATAAAGCTGGTAATGGTTACGCAGTCATTCGTTTCCTACCAGCAGCCGAAGGCCAGGACCTTCCATGGGTACGCTACTGGGATCACGGATTCAAGGGACCTACAGGTAAATGGTACATCGAACGTTCGCTTACATCGATTGGTCAAGAAGATCCAGTTGGTGAAACAAACTCTCGACTTTGGAACTCCGGTGTCGATGCTGATAAGGAAACTGCACGAGTACAAAAGCGTAGACTACACTATGTGTCAAACGTTCTAGTAGTTTCAGATCCAGCTAACCCTGAGAATGAAGGCAAGATCTTCATGTACCAATACGGCAAAAAGATCTTTGATAAGATCATGGATGCTATGCAGCCACAGTATGCAGATGAAACTCCTATGAATCCATTCGATTTTTGGAAAGGTGCAGACTTCAAGATCAAGATCCGAAAGGTAGATGGTTGGGTGAACTATGATAAGTCAGAGTTCTCTGGGCCTGCAGCTCTTTCAGATGATGATACAAAGCTTGAAGGCTACTATAATTCGATGCATGATCTTGCAGATGAATGGTCTAACCCTGCTAAGTATAAGTCTTATGCGGAACTAAAAGCAAAGATGGAAAGCGTACTTGGCACTGTATCGCCAATGAGTGTACGTGATGAAATCTCTCTTGGTAATGAAGCACCAGCTCCTGCACCAAAAGAAGCACCATCACAATCTATATCAGAAATGGCTGAAGCGTCTCCTCAGCCAGCTTCGAAAGATGAAGATGATACAATGAGTTACTTTGCCAAGCTTGCCGCAGAAGGCTAAGCGATGTTCAAAGGCTTCGCCCTTTCATTCTTTCTTATAGCACTTTTTATGGTAGGTGCACCTATTTTATGGACATCCATTACAGAGCATGGTCGAGATAATTGTCATATGACATTACTCGTTCCCTGTTGGGATTAAAATAAAAGATATTAAACTAGGCGGCTTCGGCCGCCTTTTTTATGGAGTGGCAGTTCTACCATAAAGTGGATGCTGGTAATATGTGTCTCTGCTAGGGGTTTCTTCTGATCCAAGTGTAAGAATACCTGGCTTCGCTCCTCCTGCTGGACCGTCAGCACCTGCATTATTAAAGTTATTAATAACAACTCCTCCACTACCTGAACCAGTTGGAGGCAATAATTCTTGAAGTTCTTTACTATATTCTCTCATAGCCTCTCCGAAGTCTCGATCTTCTCTACCCTTCGTCTTATACCAGGAATTGAAGTCGCTTCTTACAGGCTTGGATATTGCAAGGCCTTCACCAATAGTTACATTCGGAATAAGACCCTTATTTGGGGTTGGGATTTTAATTGAATTAATATCCGTTAACTTCTGCGCCTGTAGGAAGAAGGCGTGATTCGGTCCAGTTAAAGCTTCCATCTCCTGCAGTAGTCCCATCAATGTTGACTTGTGCTGGTTGATAGCTAAAACTGATCCCATGGCCATTGCATTATCTAAATCTTTTTTGACGACCGCCATTTCGTTTAAAAGGTATAGCGCTGCTTCACCTATTCCTGGCATTATCTTTTCAGTTTGGCGAATAAATGCTTCTTCCTCAGCTCCACCAGCATCGCCACCAAGTCCTCCATTCGCCATTGCCATTAATATGGTTTGATCAACAACGCCCTTTTCGGTTATCATGCCTGATGATAATTGAAGACCTAATTTCTGCTCTTCTAGGGCGACTTCCTTTGCAAACTCTGCATCCATTTTCGCTTTTCGTTTTCTATGATAATTTCGAAGTAGTATTGCCCCATGAATAGCAAAGCCTACCAATCCAGCAGCAATACCCATGGGTCCAAGCCCAAATAGCGATGCTAACGTAAGTGTTATACTAGCACCCGTAACGCCCATATTAATTAGATCCCCTAACACCATATTCCCGGTTTGTTCCCCAACATAGTCTGCTAACAAACTACCAGTAAACATAAGTAGGCCTGCCCAGCCAAGACCTTTGAAGCCTTTGGGCCTAAATCCTTTTAAGAATCCCGTTTTTGCAGCTCCGCTTGCAGCTCCTTTTGGACCTCCGGCTATCCCAAGACCTAATGCTTTTCTAATCCCTCCTAGTATTAGGCCTGGAGCAAAGAAAGCACCCATTGTTGCACCAAACTGTAGAAAGTCTGCGTTGCTAATCGGAATTTCAAATCCTAAAATCTTAGCTTTTTCTTCCCAAGGAATATTTTTAGGGAATGTCTTTTTGAGCCCTTCGATTAGCACACTACCAACAAAGCCAGCAAAGAATCCTTTCTTACCAAAGATTAAACCTAAAGCCAAACCGTCTATAAGACCATTCTTCGTGGTTTCTGATATTCCTTCAATTACAAGTGGGTCAATCTTAAAATTGCCTTCTTCATTTATTTGGGTAAAAAGAGATTCAATGGCATCTTTTCCGAACTTTTCTAGTAGTGTATATGCTACGCCAAAGATTAAACCTTTCTTAACAAATGTACCTATTCCTTTACCAAGCACTGCAAGTGCACCTGCACCAAACACTGTACCAACAGTAACACCAATAAGTCCTGGAACGATTCCTCTTATTGCACCAAGTAGTCCGCCACCAAGCCCACCACCTAGACCCAATCCGCCTGAAAAGCCGGCAGCAAAGTCCTTAGGCCTGTTTCCTTGTGTTCTATCTGCAGGTCTTGGTGCTACTTTAACCTTACGTGCTTCAGCGACCGCATCAGCTGCAGCAACCTTATCACCCTTTGATCTGTCCAGTTCCATCTGCAACAGCTTAGACATATTATCATTGACCGCTTGGGTCTCTTTAACGTTTTCTTGTAGTTGTGATACTACGTCTTTTAATGTTGCCATCTGATCAGCCCTTCATTTCTTGTCTTTGCTGTTCTTCTTTTTGTGCTTTCAAATCATCTACCAGCATTGTCATAAATATTTCCCTCTCCCAGGGGATCATCTCGTTTATATCATGTAATGAGTAATTATAGTTTTGCATGAGATGATAGTTTGTCCTATAAAAATTAACTAGCGTGTCGTGAGAGAGGGTAACTGAAAAAAATCCTGAAGGCCTTCTAGGGTTTTAGAATTCTCTTTGCCACATTTTATACAAGTAAAGCCAATCTGATGGCTTAGCTTTGGTAAATCTCTTGCAAAAGCCGTAATCTTTTCAAATTGGTCTGGTGTAAGTTGATTTAAAAATTCCTCTCGTTCTTCTAACGTGTATTCGTCAAATTGAATTCTTTCTTCTTCAGAGTACACAAATTCAATACACGCTTGAATTGTATGATAGATTATCCCAATCATTGATTTGTTATCTGGATCAATTATTTCTGATTGCTCAAGCATTGCTTCGTATTTCGGATATCTTAGTTGCAGCGACCATCCTGATGATAATGGTATATCTTCGATCTTTGCTGGAAGATCAATTTTAATATCATCAAGGGGAATCTCAACCTCATTGGGTTCTTCACATGATTCGCAAGTTATTCCAACCTTTGAATTTTCACCGGCTGACTTTGTTCTAACCTGTATAAAAATATACTCAACATCAAATGTTGAAAGAGATCCAAGATCAATTGGATCTAATATACATGATTGAATAGTGTTTGTAATAGCCCTTAAAATTTGTTTCTCATCTTGCGACTCAAGGGCAATCAATAATATTTTTTGTTCCTTTACTAAGAACGGACGAAACGAAACCACTTTGCCTGTGGATGGTATTGTCAATTCATAGTTTGGAATATCATTAAACTTAGGTAGTGCCATATTTTATTTCATCCTAACCGAATAATCTAGAGGCGAGTCCGCCCAACTGACTTGTTATTAGGTCACCGAATGCTGAACCTTCGGATGTACCTGTTGGTCTCCAGTTTCTATAAGATAACTGGATTGTTAATTCTAACAGAGAGCTTTCAGCTGTATCCGCCAAGGTAACTGATCCTAAGTTTGTAGGATAGGCATCAAGAAGAGTACATTCGTAAATTATATCGCCGCCTGTTATAAAGTTAAAATCGATCTCACCTTGTGCAAGATTGATTGGTCCAAGAGAAGGAAGTCTTCCCTGAATTTCTGATGGTATGCCCAGCTTGTTTATTCCAAGATCTATATTGGCTATTGGAAAGCCCATACCTTTCTTTAACTGTGCGATCTGAACCTGCTTCGCATAGTCTTTGTAATATCCTGGTTCAAGTGTATCGGGATTGAGTACTGCTGCTTGCCAGTTCTCAAAATATCTTTTTGTTCCATAATCGTTTAGAAGTAGGAAGCTCATAGTTACGTCATCAAACGCATGATCCTGTGCTATCTTCATAACCGTATTACCAATCTTTCGATCGACTGTAACCATCTGCCTACTTGGTAGATTCACTGACCGACAGAGTAGATTCAGTTCGTCACCACCTAGTCCAAATTCCCCCGGAAGAGTTACTTTGTACATGTTTGGTGCGGCAACACCACGTTTAGAAGATATTTGTCCTTTTAGTCTATCGATCATCGTTGGTTCGCCATTCTTGCTGATTGTCTATATATGTTCGATTGACTAGACTTCTCAAAGGAAGCAGTTGGTAAGAATGTAGCAATTTCCCACTCGGGCGCGGGCACGCGTGCGAACCTTGATCGAACCTGACTTGTAAGATAATGCTTATAGCAAGGCTTGAAATATCGTGTATTACCTGCGCGCTTGAGTAGATCGTATTCTAATTCAAACTTTGTTGTGTCATCGAATTTATCATTTGTTGTAATATTTAAGAGTGCATCAAGAAACTTTGCTCGTAAGACTGGTGCAAGATAATGCAGATTCAATCCTGCAAATCCACCAGGGGCTGGACCAATAATAATGGTAAGAGGAAATTTATCGTAATAAGGTAATGTCTCTTTGTGCTTTGGATCATAGAAAAACATATTCATAGTTCCAATTGCAGAACGATTCTTTAAAGATAAAGATTCATCTTTCATTAGGCTATTACGATTTAGACCTTTCATAGCTTCCACCTTTTTTCGGAACCAATCTCTCGATTGATTCGTCCTTGGTGTAATACCAGCACGAAAGGCTTCCTGCTCAAGTTTCTGAAATAAATTACTCATGCTTCTATTTATGTCGATTTCTTACGCTTTTTGTAAGGTTTTAAAGTCTTTGTTGATTTTGGTTTAATACCCATCTTTTCCAATGTATCTTCAGTCCAGACAGTAAACTTCCACCCACGATCTAAGGCAAACTCTGTAGCAGCTTTCCATTTGTTTTGATTACGAACATACGTCATGCCTTCTGTAATGTAGCGTCTGGTCTTACGTCCAGGATATACAGGTGGCTTGGTTTCTTTCTTAGGCTTGATCTCAATTAACCACGTTTCTTTATTTCGAAACGTTACTCTAAGATCAACGTAATATCTATGGTACTTCTTATCGACATCGTAGAAGTATGGAACAACCGTTTCTTCACTAGACCACTTCAGTACATCTTTATTTTCATCACACCACTTAAAGCAATATTTCTCCCACAGTGAACGATAAATAACACTAGTAGGATCCCCATGATATTTGTTCGGATTCTTAACCCTATATTTCCCAGAATATGCCATTGTTTTTCATATAAATACTGTTAACGTATTTATATTTATAGGGGCAATAAATGGCATTCCAAGACCCAGCAGCATATGAAGCAGCTCGAGCCGCAACACTTCGAAATAGATCACTCGATCGTGCTCGTGAAAATGAAGCAAATCGAATGATGGCTATTAATAACCCCATTGGTAGTACTCCGGGCAGGGACGGGCTCAGCAAAAGTGGTAGAGGTATAAATGCACAGCCGCCTGGCGTAGGAAAGCCGCCGTACGAAGATGCTATTCTACGAGAAGCCAGAAAAGTCAAACCCGCGACAAGTGTTGCTCGTACTGGTTCAGATCAACCAAATAGGGAGCTTAGGTTTCCAATTGAAAAGACTGAATACCGTGCGGAGATAATCTTTACCCCAATGAAGTCAAGGTCTATAATTGACGACCTTGATGCAGCTCTAACTTCTAGTGCAAAAGTACAAACCCCAGATCCCGAAGCATCCCACTTTTCAGATTTTGCAGGCCTATATGGTGGAGATGTAGGATCTGGAAAATCTTTAAACGAAGCATCTCGAGGCGAAGCAATTGGCGGTAGAATACAATTAGATGCTAACGATGAGGGCATGGGGAAAGCTCTCTCTTCTCGCATATTCGAAAAGGCTGGCGGGTACGTAGTTAATTCTGGTAAAGAAATCTTAGGCCTGAATGAAGCAAATGCACAACACGAAGGTCAGCAGCCCAGCTTTCAACCAATCAAAGGTAACTCTGGAGGGGGTCTAAATCTGGAACAAATAGGTAGCAGCTGTAGGCTTTACTTACCCCAAGCAATTCAGATTGCCGATGGCGTACAGGTAGGACCAATTGATCTTGGAGTAGTAGGTGCTGGTGCAGAAGGTGCTATTGCTGGCGGACTGACTGATGCAAAAGCCTTGGCAGTAAATGCTCTTAAGAATTCTGACATTACTTCAATCATCGACGTTTTTAAGAATCAAAATTTACAAAGTACTGCTGGTGCATTCGCTGCCAATAGAGCTGCAACGCTTCTAGGATCTCCAGGAGTTGCTGGTGCAGTTGCAAGAGGCACACAGGTACAAGTGAATCCGAATACCCGATCATTATTTAGATCTGTAAACATTCGAGAGTTTGCTTTTACTTTTAAAATGATTGCAGCCTCAGGTAAAGAGGCAGGGGAAATTAAAGCAATTATTGAATTCTTTAGAAAAGAACTTTACCCAGAAGAAATTAAATTAGGTACTGGTGGCATTGAGGCAAGCTTTGCTTATAGAATGCCAAACATGTTTGGTATTAAAATGCTTCATCCAGGGTCGAAAGATGGGACGATTGCTACAAGGATTAAGCCTTGCTATCTAAGAAACTTTACAGCTGTATATAACCCCGGAGGCATGGGTATGCACAGTGATGGTAATTTCATAGAGACAGATATTACAATGAGCTTTGTAGAGCATACAACACTCAGCAGAGCAGATATTAACGAAGGATTCTAATATGTCAAGTTATTTCACTCATTTCCCAAAAGTGTTTTATAAGTTTGGCGATGAAGTCGACTTTAATATATCCAACAACTTATCTGTTTATGTTGATCTATTAGACCAAATTAAAAACGAAATATCATTCTATGAAACATTTAACATTTTAGACGGGGAAAGACCAGATACAGTTTCACAGAATTTATACGGCACACCAAACTATCATTGGACACTTTACTTGTTAAACGATAACATTCGTGAACTTGGTTGGCCTTTAACAGACCAAGAGGTTGAAGCAAAGGCAAAGGTCAAATATCCACACCAGGTTCTTATTACCGAAAGTAATATGTCCGAGCACTTTCTCAAGACCCGAACAGTTAATGGAACGTCTTCAGGAGCAAAAGGTAAAATACTAAAAAGAAACCTTGACCTTGGTCAGATCTTCGTAAAGGTCAACAGTGGAACATTTGGTCAAACAGAAGATGTAACTGTTACCGTTGAAGACGAAGTTTATACTGCAACATTAAAAAGCAACATAGCAGAATACAATGCAGTCCACAGTTATAAGAATTCATCTGGAGAATTTGTAGACATAGATCCGTATAGTCAATCGACTGGTAGTTTAATTCCTACTACATACAGAGAAAGATTGATTAATTCAAATGATGAATTAAAAACTATTAATATTATTAAGCCTTCTTCGATCGAAGGCGTAGTACGAGAATGGAAGAAGTTGTTGAGAGTCTAACATGATTGATCAATCGCAATTTATAATATCAAAATTTGAAATTAGATCCAAAAGGTTTCAACAAGCTCTTGAGATTAGTCCTGTTCTAATTGTGGAATTAAACATCTATGAAAGTATTCGAATGCCATTCCTTACTGGCAACTTTCTA